AAAAAAATAAACAAAAAAGGATTGAGATATTATGTTTCAAAAATCAACATCAGCAACAAGCGCGATGCAAGTTTTAGCAGAAACTCGCACGCAAAAAGAACTAGCGATAGATAGTTATGTAACGCCAGCATTAATAAGCAATCAGTTAAAAGGAAAGCGTACAGTTTCACTTGAACAAGCAGAACAGTTAATTGATAGCTACAACGAACCACAAAGCACTTACCTGTTTGCGCATGAATTTAGCAACGGAATGATACCGCCTCTACTGGACGGGCTAGACAGTCACCATGCGGCTTTAACTTGTCGCTTCGAACTAGAAGTAACAGAAGCAGTAAATGCGTTAAAAAGCGGATTAGAAACGATGACATTCAATTTAAGAAAAGGTGACATGCTACAACGAGAAGCCGCAAAACAAGCTATTTCAGAAATAACGGATGTAATCGCAACAGCCTTAACACTTAACACAAGTATAGCGAAAGCATTCAACATTAATTTACAACAAATTTTAGAAAGTCGAGATAAATTCTATCAAAAAAACGGTTTAGTAAAGGAGTGAAAAAATATGGCTTTAGTGTGGGGGCTAGATGAATTTGCAAAAGAGACAGGTTTAGAAAAATCATTTGCTAGAGATTGTATTCTTAATAATCCACGTTTTGTAGATCAATTGGATATTACGAAAGGCGGATTTGTGGTATATGCGGATGGCAAAGGAAAGCAATGGTACATTGAGCCAGAACGGATGCAAGAATTTGTAAAGGAAAATTGGATAGAAATTTTCAGAATGAAGGTCAAAAGATGAAGAACCAAATTTTGTTCAGCATCTTAGTGATAGTAGCGGCGGCATTAGCGTTAATCAACTTATGTAATTTGATTTTAATTCTGATTTTAGTATAGGAGGCTACAACAATGGCAGAAAGAGTTTTCAGAAAGACAACAAACTTCGGAGATAGCGAAATTCATACAAATAGCAGAACAAAAATGATTGCTAATCCGGCGTTTCAGCAGAAAATCCCGTTAAACGAGACAGGTTGCGACAACATGACTGACTATATCGAAGAGTTGAAGTTAAAGGGATACGAGGAGGTCACAAGATAATGGATGTATTTATGGTAATGATTTTCGTGTCGTTTATGTCTGTAATCGCAGGCTACTGGCTGAGAGGAAGTGATAAACATGGTTGAGAATCCGCTTGTGGTTGATGATCTTTGGGACGATGGTTTTAGACATTAAAAAAGCACGCATAGCAGTGCGCGCTTTAAGGATTTGAGATATTACCTTAAGAAAATTATACCTCGAATCTATTAAAAAATCAATGGAGGTAACATATATGGCTGTGGCAAAAGAAAAGACTATGAACGTTTTAGCAAGCGTGAAAGACATGGATAGAACACAATGGTTGCTAACTCGACGTTTAGGCATCGGCGGAAGCGATGCGGGAATCATTATGGGGTTAAATCAGTACAAAACAGCATTTGAGCTGTGGCTAGATAAGACAGATCAAGTTTTACCAGATGAATCAGCGGGAGAAGCCGCATACTGGGGCAATCAAATGGAAGAAGTTGTCGCAAAAGAATTCGAAAAGCGAACTGGAAAGAAAGTAAGACGTAGCAACATGATGTATCAACATCCAGAGCATGATTTTATGTTGGCGAACGTTGATAGGTTTGTGGTTGGTGAAGACGCTATTTTGGAATGTAAAACAGCATCAGCATATCTAGCAAAAGAATGGGAAGCTGACGAAGTACCAGCGACTTATCTAGTGCAAATACAACACTATTTAGCGGTCACGGGTAAAAGCAAAGCCTATGTAGCTGTTCTAATTGGAGGAAATAAATTCATTTGGAAAGAAATTGAACGCGATGACGAATTAATCAATCAAATAATTGCTTTTGAGTTAGATTTTTGGGAAACGAACGTAAAAGGACATGTGGCACCTGCGTTGGATGGTTCAAGTGCCGCAGAAAAATATTTAAAAGATCGTTTTGCTAAGTCAGAAGCTAAACAAGTTATTTTATCAAAAAAATATAACGAATTTTTGGCTGAAAGAGCAAATTTAGAACTCGATATAAAGCTTTTAGAGACACGAAAGAAAGAAATTGATAATAATATCAAGAATGATTTAAAAGAAGCTGAAACAGCCATCGCAGACGAATTTACGATTACTTGGAAGCCTGTTATTACTTCAAGAGTAGACACTAAACGTTTAAAAGAAGAACATCCAGACATTTACAAAAAATTACGTAAAGAAACTAGTTATAGAAAATTTGCAGTGAAGGAGAATAAATAATGGCAACTAACGATGAATTAAAAAATCAATTAGCAAATAAACAAAATGGAGGGCAAGTAGCAAGCGCACAATCATTAGACTTAAAAGGTTTGCTAGAAGCACCGACAATGCGCAAGAAATTCGAAAATGTACTAGATAAAAAAGCGCCTCAATTTTTAACTTCCCTTTTAAATCTTTATAATGGCGACGACTATTTACAAAAAACTGACCCGATGACAGTTGTTACTTCCGCCATGGTTGCTGCAACACTAGATTTACCAATCGACAAAAATTTAGGTTATGCGTGGATTGTTCCTTATAAAGGCAGAGCACAGTTTCAACTTGGTTATAAAGGATACATCCAGTTAGCGCTACGCACAGGACAATATAAAAGCATTAATGTTATCGAAGTGCGCGAAGGTGAGCTACTGAAATGGAACCGACTTACCGAAGAAATCGAACTAGATTTAGACAACAATACAAGTGAAAAAGTCGTTGGTTACTGTGGCTATTTCCAGTTAATTAATGGTTTTGAAAAAACGGTCTATTGGACTCGTAAAGAAATTGAAGCACATAAACAGAAATTTAGTAAATCAGACTTTGGATGGAAAAAAGATTATGATGCGATGGCTAAAAAGACCGTTCTTAGAAACATGTTAAGTAAATGGGGGATTTTATCCATCGATATGCAAACAGCGGTTACAGAGGACGAAGCAGAGCCAAGAGAACGAAAAGACGTTACAGAAGATGAATCAATACCAGATATCATAGATGCGCCCATAACGCCGTCTGACACGTTAGAAGCTGGTTCGGAGGTTCAAGGGTCAATGATCTAAATGAAAGGAGAAAAGGAGCATGTCTAGTGGTTGGATAAAAATTTATCGTTCTCTACAAGAACATTGGATTTGGGAGAATGAAAAATATTTAAAATGGTGGTTGGATTTGCTCCTTTTAGCCAATCACCAAGATAGGGATATTTTGATAAACGGAGAGTTAATAACGATAAAAAGAGGACAAAAACATACATCTGAATTATGGCTTTCAAATCGATGGAATGCGGACAGAAAACAGGTTCGAAAGTTCTTAGAACTATTGAAAAAAAATGACATGATAACGATAACTAAAAGTAGACAAAAAGGGACAACGTACGAAATCAGTAATTACAACGACTTTCAAGGCATTTCTGAGGAAATAAGAACAACGAAAGGGACAACGATTGACACAACGGAAGATACAACGAAAGAACATCAAATGGTACAACGAAAGGGACATAAACAAGAATTAAAGAACTTAAGAATTAAAGAATTAAAGAAAGATATTAACAACAACAGCGATTTAAATTTCAAAGATTTTTGGGAACAAAATGGATTCGGAATGATGCTTCCGGTTGAACTAGAAAAATTACTTGCTTGGGTAGATGATTTTGCAGGTAATCGAGAAATTGTCATGAATGCTTTGGAAGTTACATCAGAGCAAGGAGCTAACAAACGTAATTACGCTTACGTTAATAAGATTCTTAAAAACTGGGAAAGCAGAGGATTTAAAACAATAGCTGATGTTGATGCAGCGGAAAAACAACGACAGATAGAGTTAGAGCAAAAATATAACAAGCCCACTTACAACAAATATAACAAACCAGTTAAAGAAGAAGTATTGCCGGACTGGTTCGACAAAGACCAGAAACAAACAAAACAAGAAACTTCAACAACAGGATCAAGCGAAGACTTAGAAAAACAAGTCGCTGAAATTAAAGCGCAGTTAGCGGCTAGGAATGAGGTGCAGGCGTGAAAACAATCGCGAATGAGTATCAAGAATACATCACAGAAAGAATAAGGCTAGGTGACAACGGTATAAAACTAACTGCTTATAGTTTTGAAAATGGCTATCAAGCGAGAGTGATAGAAAATCTAGATTCTAATGTTGTATCACTCGTACTTGTAAAGTGTGATGACGGAAAAAGCTCTATAAAAGATATTTTGCTTAAATTAACGAATGAACAACTGATTGAAAAGCTAGAAGAGATTAAGAATTTATGAGTTATGAAAGAGGTGCAGGCGTGAATAACGAACCGGAAGATATAAGTTATCCGAATAACAAAGAACAGAAAGAGTATTACTTTATGAAATGTCATATCTGCGGAGAAAAGATTTTGAGCAGAGAAACAATAACTTATGAATATGCTGGTCAAGTTGAAGCTGTGCATGAGAGTTGTTATTTTAAGGCATCAAGTGAGATTTAGGAGTGAGCCTATGTATGAATTAAGAAAAACAGATAAAGACCACGTTGCAACTCCGCGTTATGTTGTTGAAGACATATACAGCTTGATAGATATTGAGTCGTTCAAAAGCCTGTGGTTCCCGTTCAATCATTATGACAGCTTGTTCAAACTTAGAGCAGATGAATTAAATCTTAAGTATAAAGCGACGCACATATTTGACGATGTGGGAAACGATTTCTTTAGAACGGAACCACCCCTTAATTGTGACTTAATGATTAGTAACCCGCCTTTTTCACAACAAAACGAAATAATAGAGCGTAGTTTTCAGCTAATAGACGAAAAGAAAATAAAGTCATTTGCTTTACTATTGCCGCTCTCAACTCTCGAAACGGAGAAACGAGCAAATATATTCGAACAATATAGCGACAAACTAGCGATATTGATATTTAAGAAAAGAATTAAGTTTTTAGGACATAAAACTAGCTTTAATCGTGGTTGTTGTTGGATTTGCTATAACATACCCGCTTTGGAAAACAAAAGAATTCAATGGGTTTAGGAGGAACAAGCATGAAAGTAAAATTAGTAGAAGAGCAACTTAATAATCTCGATGGTGCAACGCTACAAGTTATGTATGATAAACAGCAAGATTCAAACTTGCTAATGTTGACGCCAGAAAAAAACGGCGAATCTGTGAGCATATGGGTAGATGAAAAGTTAAGATATAAACTTTTTGAAGCGTTAAATACTGAAAAATTGAGTGATTTAGACGAAATTCTTTTAGATGTATTAAAAGAAGTCTTGCAAAAATATGGATATGATTTTATTGCAACGATAGCAGCGGCGAAAGAAAATATAGAATTTATGTGCGGTTGGATGCAAAGTAAGAATCAATCAGTGATTATTCAAAAATTGGCAATTTGGGCGGAAGCGGAGGGCGAAGCATGATGACAGTAGCCGAGTTAATAGAGAAGCTAAAAGAACTTCCAGCAAATGCAGATATTTGCTAACC